AGCTGGTGGAACAGCAACATGGCAATTTATACCATATGCACACAACGAACATCAGGTTAAAGATTGTATACGCACTAGCCAAAAACTAGGATTTAAACATTTTAAATTGGTTAAATTATATCGCAATCGTCAATTGGCCAAAAATTATAGAACTGGAGAGGAATTTGATCTTTTACCACCGGTGGAATTTCAACATCTGATACGTATGCCAAAAATATCAACTGTGGTTGATCCAAAAAATTGTATACATTTATTGCCGCCTTCGATGTATCTAGCCGCATCAGGAAAACTGAGTACATGTTGTTTTTTTGCTCCAGTAGAAAAATTTGACAGCATTGACGAATTACTGTATAATAAACTAGATCTAACACACAATCAGTGTTTGATATCATGTGGAACATAATATGAAAATAAAAGTAAGCGAACTGTTTTACTCCGCACAAGGTGAAGGACGCTTTGTTGGTGTACCCAGTGTTTTTTTACGCACATTTGGCTGTAACTTTAAATGTGCAGGATTTGGTATGCCCCCAGGGGAAGTGAGTCATGAAGCCACTGACATTGCGGCAACTCACAAATTGATCCAGCCTTTTAAAAAGTTTGAAGACTTGCCATTGGTCAATACCGGCTGTGACAGTTATGCCAGCTGGCATCCGGACTTTAAAGACCTAAGTCCAACTATTGATAACAATAAGCTGGTAGATCAAATGTTGGCATTGACACCCAATCACAAATGGGTACAAGACAATGGTAATGATGTACATTTGGTTATCACAGGTGGTGAGCCGTTGTTGGGATGGCAACGTGCATATGAAGAATTAATTAGTAACCCAAACATGGGAGATTTGCGTAACATTACATTTGAAACCAATGGTACTCAAAAATTGCAACCCAGTTTTAAAGATTTCATGCACGAATGGCAACGAGCTCCATTGGGCGGCAAGAAAGATCGCGAAATTACATTTTCAGTCAGTGCCAAGCTCAGTGCCAGCGGTGAGAGTTGGGAGGAAGCAATCTGTCCTGACATTGTTGCCAGCTATCAAGCACTAGGCACAGTATATCTCAAATTTGTTGTTGAAACCAACGAACATTTTGCAGAAGTAGAACGTGCAGTTAAAGAATTTAGAGCAGGTGGATTTACCGGTGTTGTTTACGTTATGCCACAGGGTGGTGTGGTTACTCCTTATGCGCAGAATCGTGTTCGTGTGGCAGACTGGGCATGCAGTCGTGGTTATTACTACAGTCCAAGACTACACGTTGACCTATGGGGCAACGGATGGGGGAAATAAAATGAATTTTGTTTTAAATTACATTAAGTCTCATGTGCCACAAATGGAAATGATTGGGGTTATCATGCGTATCATTAGTTTTAGTTTGGTGTCATGGTTAGGCCCGGCTAGTCCGTTTATGTTTGTATGGGTATTCAATACTTTAGATGCTATTCTATTAACATATTGTGCTAGACTAAAGAGAGATCCAGCATACACGCTGTTAAATGCTTTCTGGATCCTAGTTGGGATCATTGGGATTGCTAGAGCAGGAGGGTGGGCATAAATGAAACTGTTTGACAAGTTCTTTAAGAAAAAAACAAAACAACCCGAGCAACCAAAAGAAGCAAAGGCTCCTAAGAAAACAGAAAAAGAGTTAGCTACTGAACGTGGAGAGCCTTATGTGGCAATACTAGGTTTAGAAATTGATGCCAATAATATGCATCAAGGTGCATTTGACCTTGACTGGAATGAAAAATTTGTAGCCAATCTGCTACGTGCAGGATATGCGGGAAAAACAGATGCTGACATAGTCGACCAATGGTTCCAAAATGTCTGCAGACATGTGGTGATGGAAACATGGGAACAAGAGCAGGCAATGAATCCCAATACATACACCAGAGAACGAGACCTAGGCGGCGGAAGAAAAGAAATTTCATGATTTTCAATCACATTAAACAACTCAAAGCAGACGGTAAAAAAATTGGCATCACGTTCTCGACCTTTGACATGCTACACGCAGGGCATATTGCCATGCTCAGTGAAGCAAAGAATCACTGCGATTACTTGATATGCGGACTACAAACAGACCCTACCATTGATCGTCCTGATACTAAAAATCATCCTGTGCAAAGTATTGTTGAGAGACAAATACAGTTGGCAGCCTGCCGCTATGTAGACGAAGTTGTGGTGTACCAAACCGAGCAAGATCTAATTGACCTGTTGTTGATCCTGCCACTGGATGTGCGTATCTTGGGTGTAGAATATGCTGAGAAAGAGTTCTCAGGACAAGGCGAATGCTATGACAGAGGCATTGAAATTGTGTTTAACAAACGTGATCATAGTTTCAGTAGTTCGAGTTTAAGGAAGCGGGTAGTTCACGCAGAAACATTTAAGGTATTAAAAGATGGAAATCCAACCTAAAGACACAAGCAAGGGACATTTTTATGTTAGCCTTGTCAAAAGTGTGTTACGCATTACAGCAGGTGGTGCGTTAATTTCCGGCTTTATAGTACATGCTGGTGTATTGTTAATTGTAGCCGAAGTGCTTGGCATTGTTGAGGAACTGGTGTGATTTTATATGTAAACGGCGATAGTCACACAGCTGGTGCAGAAATTGTCACACCATATGCATTTGCAGAGGATGACCAACGCTATGTCTACATGGGTCGTAGACCACATCCTGAAAATATTATTGCCACGTGGGGCAAAACATTAGCTGATGCAATCAAAGCGGGTTTTTGGTACGATGCTGAGTCTGCTAGTTCAAATGCACGTATTATTAGAACCACAGAAAAATACCTAACAGAGCATGCCAGTAATCTGTACGAAACATTGATGATTATTCAATGGAGTACCTGGGAACGAGAAGAATGGTTACACAACGGTGTTTATTATCAAGTGAACGCCAGTGGAATTGACGACGTTCCACAAGAGCTACAAGAAAAATACAGAAATTATATTATTGGAATCGATTGGCAATTAAAAACCGAACAAGCACACAACGATATATGGCAACTGCATTGCCGACTCAATGATCTAAATGTCAAGCATGTGTTTTTTAATGGTAACTCAGATTTTTCTAAAATTACTGATCAACGCAGTTGGGGAGTAAGTTACATGGATCCTTACAAACCAAAATCTACATTTTCGGATACACTTACACAACGTGGGTTTGATACAGTAGCACCCAGTTCTTATCATTTTGGTAAACCTGCCCATAGCTTTTGGAGCAATCATATGCTACAATATGTTATCAGTAACCATTTGATTTGAGGCAAAATGCAATATCTTTTAATCGATACTTCTAACATGTTTTTTCGTGCTAGACATGTGGCCTACAGGGCAGAAGATGCTTGGGAAAAAATTGGATACGCATTACACATTACACTGGCTTCAATTAACAAAGTAGCACGACAATTTAATGCAGACCATGTGGTATTTGCACTCGAAGGTCGTAGCTGGCGTAAGGATTTTTACAAGCCCTACAAAGCAAACCGTGCAGAATCACGTGCGGCCATGTCAGAAAAAGAGCAAGAAGAAGACAAATTGTTCTGGGAAACTTATGATAATCTGACTAAATATTTGCTAGAGCAAACAAACTGTTCAGTAATCCGACACCCTAATGCAGAAGCAGATGATGTAATTGCACGTTGGACTGCTCTGCACCCACAAGACAATCATATTATCATTTCAAGCGACACAGATTTTGTGCAGTTACTGGCGGACAATGTGCAACAGTACAATGGCATAACTGATGAACTTCTTACAATTAATGGTATCTTTGATGCCAAGGGTAAACCTGTAATTGATAAGAAAACAAAAGAACCTAAAACTATTCCAAATCCAAAGTGGCTTCTATTTGAAAAATGCATGCGTGGTGACACATCCGATAATGTTTTTAGTGCCTTCCCGGGGGTACGCCTTAAAGGAACTAAAAACAAAATTGGCTTGCAAGAAGCATTTGACGACATGAATAAAAAAGGATATGCTTGGAACAATCTCATGCTTCAGCGTTGGACCGACCACAACGGTCTAGAACATCGTGTGTTAGATGACTACGAACGCAATCGACATTTAATTGATCTTGGTGAACAACCAGAAGAAATTAAACAACAAGTCGATCAAGCAATATGTGAACAGATTAGTCATCGAGACATTGGACAAGTTGGTGTCAGATTTATGAAGTTTTGTGGCAAGTACGAGCTTAGTCGTATCAGCGAAAATCCCGAACAGTTTGCTCGCTGGCTAAACGCAACATATCAAGGAGTATTAAATGATCATAGCTAAAGCAGTTATTCCAAATCAATATTGGATCTTGAAAGAAAACGATCGTAAGATTGGTAACATTGAATCTGGACCTGACGGATTTTCTGTTAAAATAAAAGATCTAACCACGTGTTTTAAAACACTGAGTATGGTGCAACAACGTATTGGCATTGACTTTGAACCTATTAAACAAAGATCTGTACCTGAACCTAACCAAGTACACGGATATCCAACCACAGACCATCCATATAATCCAATTTTTGATGTTAAACGTCAACTGCCTATTTGGACGCAGGAAGAAAAATCCAAGTCGTGGTTTGCCGCAGGATGGTATCGATTAAAGACCGGACGAGTCTGGAATGTTGTACAATGTCCAAAACTTATTACACTTCAGCGTTATCCATACACTGGACCATTTTATACCGAGGAAGAAGCCTGTGACAAATCCGTTTCGTGATCAAGAAAAATTTATGAGAGCCTGCGACCAAACAGTGGGTGAATTCAATGGTACACAATATGATATGTATTGTGCGTTAATCGAAGAAGAGTTTAAAGAACTTCAACAAGCATTAGCCGATAACAATGATGTGGAGTGCTTGGATGCACTGATCGACATCTTGGTTGTGACTATCGGTGCCATACAGTCAGCTGGGTTTGACGGTGAAGGTGCGTGGAAAGAAGTCATGAGTACAAACTTTGCCAAAATCGACAAGTTAACTGGCAAGGTGCGTAAACGTGAAGATGGTAAGGTATTAAAGCCAGTGGGGTGGACCCCTCCTAATCTAGCACCTTATCTAAAAAGAACATAATGTTACACATTAACAAATTCATCGATCGAGTCAAAGCGGCAGAAAGCAGAAGTCAACGTGACTTGATCATGACCATCAACGAAGCCAGGGACTTGCACGGGGATATTACAAAATTACTTTTAAGTCTTCAAGTACTACGTGAACAGTCTACTGCAACCCCTGTGGAACCCGTAACCAGCATTGAGGTTGTCGGCGGCTCATTCTAAAACTACCTAAAACTACCTACATAACGGGATAAATAAAAGTAGGAGTTTAACAATGAGCAGACCAAAACCTAAAGTTCTAGTAGAACTAACCAACAAAGTCAATTACAAGACCGAACAGGTACTTGCGGCTGAAGGGATATGGGCTGTGTTTTTTGACGGGCTACCTATCAACCTCAAAACATCAAATATGCTAATTCAATATCCTGGCCCCAAGTACAAGAAGGTTAGTTTTTCCAACAGCGGCCATGCAATTAATCTAGCAAAAAAACTTAACACACAATTCAAGACTGACAAATTCTCAGTGGTGTTATTAAAGCAAGGTCCCCAGATTTTTCCAGATGGTAAACAAAAATGAACTAACACAAACGTTAGTTGAATTATTACCCAATTCATTATCTGTAACCACAGAAAAAGCACTCAAGACTTGGTACTGTAATATTCGATCCAATGGTGGGTTACGACTTACTGATTACGGCTACAAAGCTTTTCAATTCTTAGAGATTGAAAGTTGGAATGTGCCGATTGAGTTTAAAAATCTCAATAAGAAAGGTCTATTGGCACTAGACCGTAAACTGACCTTTCCTTATTATATTGATTCAAAAAATAAACAGCTAGTTATGTTTTCTAGTAAGGAAGCAATGTTGGCAACTTTATACGGGGATTTACAAAAGTTTCTCGACAGTTATTCCGGGTAACTATAATCCACTATAATATTATCAGATATTATTGATAATATTATCGGATTATCAAGGTAATACTTGAGTATTATCTTATTTTGTTGTTTTTTTACCACAATTTTGTGGCTTTTTTACCACAGTTGTGTTTGGTTGACTGGAAATGCCCATTTTGCTATAATATATACATGAACACAAAAACAGTAACCCGTAAAAAGCGTACAGACCGCACTCACATCATTTATATGATCGAAAGCGGTACAGACTTCTACATTGGTGTCACAGCCAAGACCATGAGCACCGTTAAAAAGAGTGTGTTGGTTCGTTGCAACAAACACATTTATCGTATGCGTTCTGAAGACAAGTCATGGATGCTGTACGAGACCATGCGTGAGCGTGGTACTGACTCATTCACTGTTCGTGTGATGGCTGTGGTGCGTGGCAAAACAGAAGCTCACAATTTTGAGCGTGACATGATCCGTAGCATGAAGCCCAACTTAAATACTGATGTTCGTGGAGTTAACTTTTAATGGTGCAGTATGAAAATCAAACAATCCAAACCTAGAAACTTTGTTGCCAAAGATTTGCGCACACCAAAATATCGCATGCGCAAAGAAGAATTAAAAACGGCATACCAACGACATGAAAAACATCAAACACGTTGTTGTCTTGTTGACTTTAAAATTGCATAAGTGTATAATCAGTAT